GCGCACTCGCGCCAGTTAAACAGCGGTCCTTCGACCAACTTGTCGGCGATCAATGACTCGGTGCCGTCATCCCTGGGCGCCGTGTTGGGCATGTAGTTGCCCTGGCCAGCGCCTTCGAGTGCTCGGTCCGGCCGAAAGCCAGTGGCTTGCTCAATGTGGCGATTCAAGGCCACGGATACCGAATGCCATTCGTCGTGCGGCATGTCCATCAGCGCCGGGATGATGACCCGCCACTTGCGAGCATTGGCCGTTGCGCTTGAGCTGGAGTACACGCGCATCATCACCTCGCCGGTGAATGACTGCACGGCAGCCACCACGGCTGCGCCTTGCAGATTGCCCGTGTCCAGGTCGATGGCGTGCATCACAAAGCGCCCATGCTGCTCCTGCGCCTTGTGGCTGCGGGCGTCGTGTTTGTTGTAGGTTGAGCACAGAGTCAGGCTGGCCTGATCCTTGGGCACGAATGTTCGCTCGCACGTCAGCAGCTCATGCACGCTGATCGTGTCGTAGTCCTTGCCGTTGTCGATGTTGGTGACGCGCAGGCGAAAGCGGGTCACCCTTTGTTGTAGTTGCAGCGCGTCCAGCATCAGCGCGCCTCAATTGCATCAAGTCCCTTGTTGACCAGCTCTGACTTGGCCGCAAGGCAGACGGCGGCCAGCGCATAGGCATGACGAACCTTGGGCAAAATCTCATCCGTCTTGAGGTCGGCGAGAAAGCACAGCGTTGGATGGTAGGCGTGCATCACCAGCACAGCCATGCGATCAATGTCGTCGTCGTTGACAATGATCCGCCCGATAGCAGCGGCGTCTAGGAATTTCATCGCTTGCCACCTTTCTTGCTCGTGGCCTTATGCAACTTGATGCCCTCGCGCTTGATGGCCTGATAAACGGCTTGCGGCCAAATGCCGGACTCGGCCGCGGCCTGCCGGATCGGCATGCCTTGCTGGACCTTGGCCAGTGCCATGGTCACGCCTATGGATAATCGTGGATTGTTCATGTGTCCAAAATGTTTTCAACAAACAGGACGCCGATTCTATGTATGACGTCAGACATACACCAGACATTTCACGCTCATGCAGCGCAATGAGACTGCATGAGGTGTGTTTGTTACCGCTTTGACTTCGGCTGCTTAACAGCAGAGTCATGCGGTGCGGTGGCTGCGGCGACCAGGGATGCCATCACCATGCCGCCTTTCTTCTTGCGCTGCCGATAGGCCTTTTGCTTTTCGGCGTTCGTGAGCCGCTGCCTGGGGATGCTCGGGTCACTGCCAAGCCCCCACACCGGCTCGACGGCGCGGCCGCTGTCGTCCTGGTTCCAGTCGCAGATGCGCGCGACCTTGGCCACTTCGAGAGCGCGCAGGGTTTTGTAGATCGTCTGGCGGGTGACGCCGGTGCTGGTGCAGATGGTGGCCACTGTGGACTTCTTGCCCACCAGGCGCATGAGGGTTGCGAGTTGTTTGCTGTTCATGTTGTTGTATTCAGAATGGCGCCGGCTCGACCTTGCTCCAGTCGATTGGCGGCTTGCGTTTGGTTTGCTTGCTGCCCGCCGGTGGTTTGACCGGCTGGCCGTTATGTAAGGGGAAAGGCCAAGGGAAAGGTGTGCTCATATCAATCCATCCCAAGAGGACTGACGTGTTCTTGCGGATACCAGGCATCCATCAGATTGCGGTACTGCTGCAATGATTCGTGGGCTTCGTTGTGCCATTTGCTTGGATTAAGCAGAACGCATTCCAAGTCGAGCGCAAGGCGCTTGGCGACGACTTCGATGTCGTCCAGCTTTTGGCCAATTGCCTCGCGCTCCATCGCCACCGCCAAGTCGATCATGCTTCGTGAGTTGCGATAAGCCTGCGAGTACAAGCCGCCGTCTCCAGCAACGAAGGCATGGCAGGGCGAGCACAGCAGGCCAACGAATTTGCCTTGGTGCGAGTGGTTCTCGCAGTCTTTGACGGCGCATTTAAAAGGTGTGCTCATAGCTTTTTCCCCGGCCACTGACGTAAGGTGCGGTACATGTCTTCGAGCTCGCCGTCCCACGGCACGAAGCTGCGCGTCGCATCGTGCATACCCCACTGGCGGCGGCAGCGCTTGCAGCCGACTTGGCGAGAGCCTGGACTGAAAACGCGCTGCACCACATAGCGGTGGCCGAGCAGCGCGCACAGGATGCGCTCAATCATCATGGGCCTCCGTTTCGTCATCGCTGCACTGCTCGCAGCCCGGGTGATCCGGATCGCGGCAGTCTGGGTGGCGCATAAGGATGTTGCGCTGCTGGCGCTCGAATCGCGCTTCGGCGCGCAACTCCTGGAGCTCGTCGTCCACCAGGTCTGGGTCGCGGTAGAGCATGGTCATGCGTCCCCCTTGATTTGATAGTCGTGGAACACCACGCCTTTGCTTGCATCACCAACCTTGTGAGGCTTGACCCAACAGGTCTTGCCGTTTTGCAGTCGGCGCAAATGTCCCCTGCGGTCATGCAGTCTTGGGCTGGCGTGTGTGCCACCTTGATCCTCTTTGCGCTGCTTTACAGGCTCAACAACAACTGTTTTCCAGTCGTATGTAGGTGTCTTGCCTTGCGCGATCTTCCTGCGGTTGGTGAAGGTTTGTTGCACCACTGGCACATAAGCCTCATTACGCAGTGACAACGACTCCAACCAATTACCGACATAAGCCAACATCAGTTCGGCAACGTCTTTCTCAAGCTCAACACCATCGTCCATTGAGCCGTAGCGCAGCATCTCACCGTCAGCCACGTAAACCATCGTCGGGAATCTTTGGGGTTGTTTGCCAGTTGGCCCCTTCCACATGGTCACCAGTACGCCTTGTTGCGGGTCATTGCCGACCACCATAAAAATGGTGTCGTAAGAAACATGGCTTCGTGTTTTGCCACGCCACACCACAATGTTTTTCTCAAATGGTGGGCGATGTGTCATTAATGGCTCAGTGACAGCATGGCTTTGGTCGTTGACGTAACCAGACAAATCAAACCATTGCAAATCCACTGGATCAAAATCAACCGCAGATACCATCTTTACCATTTCACGGATTAATGGTGTCATGCATCCCCCTTGCTTTGTTGTGGTGTGTTCTTCTCCCGCAGCTTGGCTTCGATGGCGCGGGCAACGTCATAACGATAGTCAAACGCACCAACAATCTCGTTTGCTTCATCATCCGTCAGACCAACCCACGGCTTGCGGGGTGGTGGTGCGGTGTAGAGGGGAACAGATTTAAGCACTTCATTGATTTCGTGAGTGCCTGACCAAACAGGTTTTGCATTCCACGCAAGGATTGTTCTGTACTCCGACTGTCCTTGATAGTTTGCAAGATCAACGTCTACCATCCACGCCACCGGCTCCTGCTGCTGTACTGATTGTCTGCCTGCCAAAAACGCAACTTCCATGTTGTACTTAGTGAAGTTTCCAAGCCCTTCAAAGTTGTAGGCTTTCGGCAACCAGTCCCAAAACTCAGGACACGGCGAACCATCTTTATCCGGCTCCTGCTGCTGTGCTTGCTGCTTAAGTGCTTCGCGGATGGCGGTGATGGCGGCGTCAATCATCCCAAGGTCAAGGTGCTTGGTTGGAACGGTTTTCATAGTCAGGCACAACGCCTCCAGCGCCAGCTTCAGCGCCTCTGTCTGTTTGCTCATTTCTTCCCCTTCGGCCGGGTAGCCCGATGCGTCCAGCACACGGCGCACATCCAGCGGCCGTTGCCCATGTCCATGCCACCCTCTGGCGGCTTCTTTTCTTCGCACTTGTTGCATAGCTTGAATGGGTGCGCATTGCGCGGCGCCTCACGCAGGTTGAGTTGTTTGGTGACGAAGCTCATGCGGCCTCCGGTAAAAGACTGATTGGTATGTACATGCAGGCCGGATCGCGCGGCCTGGTCGCGTTGACCAGCGGCGTGACGTTTCCGTAGACCTGCTCAGGGTGATCTGCCCAGCGCTTGCAGTTGGCGCACTGGATGCTGGATGTTTGCGGGCGGCAGCGTGTGACGTCGAAAGGTAGATTGGTCATGGCTTGACCCCCACCAGGATCGACGACGGCATTGGCAGCTCGGCCTGTGTCGGGCGCCACAAGTGCAGGCAGTGTGGGTGGTTGTTTACGTATTCGCTGCGGGGTGGGTGGTACTGCACAACGCAGTCCTCGTCATCCCAAAACAAGGCTTTGACTTGGCACATCTCGTCCCACAGCGGCGGCCTGTCCTTGCGCGAGACACTGACGTGCTCCCAGCCCAGGCCATCGCCAGCGATGACGAACACGTGCTGACCGTGCTTGAGCGGGATCTGGAATGCGCCGTTGTTGCCGAAGTGTTCGCTGGAGGCCAGACGGCCTGTGCGAATCCTGTATTTGTCTGGAACGTGAAAGCTCATGCCAGACCCCTCGTCAGCGATACAGTCACCGCGGCCAGCGCCAGCATGGCCAGCACGATCAGCATCCACTTGGCCAGGTGGCGCATGTATGAGCGCCACACGGTTTGCGGCAGCGCCGCTTTGCCGTGGTGTCGGTTCTTCACCTTGGCCACTTTTGCCGGCGCTGCGCATGTGCACGGGCAGCCGCTGGCGTCGTATCCAATGCCGTGGCAGTGCTTGCAGGCTTTTGTCCGCACAGGGCAGTCACGGCCCTGGCGGCAGTCGCCGTATTCGTCGCAGCAGTTCATGCTTGGCTCCCGATCAAGATGACGATTGGGCTGACCAGCACAACGAAAACTCTCTTGACGCTCTTGCCGCCGTAAAAGCCGATAGCAACTGCGGGCCAGCGCGGTTCCCATCGCACTTCCAGGTAGGAGGTGGAAATCAGGCGCTTCATGCTGCGGCCCCTTGAATGCGCTGGAGCAGCCGGAACTTGCGCCAGGTGCGGGTCACGTCGGTCTTGGATGAGTCGCGCCACTTGAAGCGCGGGTCGGTGCACAGCCTGGACGGCATGGTGATCTTGGCGGCAGGCGTTGCGAATTGGATAGGTAGGTTGATGTCGGTCGTCATTTCAGACACTCCGGATAATTTGATTGAGGGTTTGGCCACCGCGGATGCGGTTGGTTGTCTCCCGTATGAGGGATTCGTACTCGCCGCGGCTGATGCTGCCGCGCTGCAAGTCGTGGTACTCGTAGAGGTCACGCCAGCACTGAAGCGCCGGCCCCGTGCCGCCCATCTTGCCGATGCGCTTGTAGCGCTCTAGCGCCTGGTCCAGGTGGTCGCGGGACTGCATGCACACCGACATCACCTCCACACCAATGCCGTGCTGGCTCATGAGGGTGGCGATGCTGGTCAGGGCTTCGAGCTCGTGCCACTCGACCATCGTTGCCTTGCCGTTGGCAAAGGCCTCGATGGCGCTCAGCTCGATGTAGCGCAGCTTGTCGAGCTCGGTGCCAGTGGTAACGGCCGCGCCCTCAATAGCGTGCCGGATCGGGTTCACGAGCGCGTAGACCTTACGCTTTGTGCGCTTGCGCATTGTTGGCCTCGCGCATCTCCAGCTCCAGGCTGGCCAGCAGGTTCCAGATCATCTGCGCCTTGTGCAGGCAGCCGGTGTCTCGGTCGCGCAGCTCGCCACTACCAAGCGCCAGCATGTGCCGGCCGAAGGCCTCCATGTAGCGTTCCTGGCCGCCGGGGACCGTCATCCAGCCGTTGGGCGTGTACTTGATGGCGCCCTTGGTGGTGACGTCGGCCACGGCTGCCAACGCGTTCGAGAAGCCGGCCAGGCACAGCCAGACCATGGGTTTGCCGGCGTCGAGCTTCGCGCCTGGTGTGTGTGGGTCGGTGCCCAGGGGGTCGCGTTCGGTCATGCTGCCTCCGCCGGTTCGTAGGTGACGGCAAAGATGTCTGGCTTGCAAGGGTAGAGCTCTCCCTTGACGCCGCGGATGATCCAGTCGCCGTGATCCCCGCGCATAGATCCCTCAAGCGTCTTAATCTCCACCCAAGGCTCGTCGCGTGTCATCTTGCCCATGCCGTGAAGGGTCACCTTGTTGGTTTGCACCGCATCGGCCCACCAGTCTGGGGCCGTGATGTCCATGCGCTTGTGGATCTGCACCGCGTCGATGACGACGGGTTTTTTGCGAAACTTCATGCGTTTCTCCTGTTGGTTTGTTGCGTCCTTGTCGTATGTGTTACGACAGAATGTATGATATCAGACAGACAGGTAACAAAAAACCTATGTCCGACTGATTTGGTCAGATACCCGCGCTTGGGTCATCTTCCGGCGCCATGGTTGCATGGCGGGTGACGCCGGCCTGCACCAGGCGCGCGTCCGGAAACTGCGCCTTCAGGATCGACACCTGGTTGTCCTGGTCCCAAGCCTCCAGGATGCGCGCCACCTCGGCCAGTGTGTAGCAGGCTACGCCGTCCTTCATCTTGGCGTTGCGCTGGTCGTGGTCGGTGCGAGCGATGGCAAACACCTGGCCACCAGGCGCGCGCACCTCCCACACGTCGGCCGACACCCAGGGCTGCGCGCCCGCTGCCGTGGCCAGCTCGTCGAGCTTCACCCAGCCGCGACGCATGATCTCGGCGCGCTCGCGGATGGCAGTCATGTCGGCAGCCAGGATTGCTGCGTTGAGCTTGCCGGCGGCGCTGTGAAACTTGGCGGCCCATTCCTCGGGCACCAGCGTTTCCAGGCGGCCAATGCCCCACTTGCGCTCCATGCTGCTGGCCACCGTGTCGAGCGGGCCCAGGATGGCCTGCGCGCTTTCCTGCTGCTGCCGGCGCAGGTCTTCATTACGATCGGCTCGGGCTGGCAGCTCAGTGCCCGCAGCCCTGGGGTTGGCCCCAGATGGTGTTGAATTGCGTCCCATTTGAATCTCCAGTTGTCTCAGCGAATCCTTGCCCGACGGCAGATACTTGCCCGTCGGCTTGCCGCCCTTGCCCCTGACTGGTGTGCGCGGCAGCTCGGCCGGTGCGTCCTTGTACAGCCACGGCGCGTCCTCGCGCTGCCAGGCTTCCATCTCGTCGAAGAACTCCTGCATGCCTGGCGTCAAGAAGGCTTTGGCCATCGCTCAGTCCATAAAAAAGGCCGCCACCAGGTCGCCCTGATAGCGGCCGCTGTCTGACATGGCCGCGTCAGAATTCTTCGTCGGCCGGTGCTGCTGCTGGCGCAGGCTTGGCTGCTGGCTTGGGAGCCGGTGCAGCGGCCTTGGGTGCAGGCTCGCCGGCGCCGAACGCGGCCGGGCGTGCAACCCACTGCGTGATCTGGAACTGAGGCACGCGGGTGTTGCCCTTGCCGACCTTGATGCCCTTGCTGCCGGTGATCTGCACCACAGGCGACAAGCCTTGCGCAAACTCGGGGGCCTGCTCAGCCTCGTCGTAGAGCGCCTGGATGAACATCACGTTGCCCGTGCTGTTGCTGGAGTAGCTGCGCACCGGCTCTTCGCCGAAGAGCTTCTTGCTGTACACGTTCACATCAAAGCCGGCTTTGTATTCGCCTTCGGGCTTGGGCTGCTGGACGTTGTTGGGCCAGGGCTTCCAGTCGCGGTTGCCGGTTTCCAGCAAGAGCCAGCCGAGCTGCACGTTCTGGATGTCGAAGACCGCGGGCTGGTCGAAGTTGAACTCGACCGGCTTGCCGTCGGCGTCTGACATTTGCCAGGCGTTGATGGCCGCACCAAAGCGGATGTAAGGGGAGGCGTCGCCGCCAGAGGGGATTGCGAGAGGCATGATGATTTCCTTTCAAGCCGTTTTACGCCGAAGCCGTCGGCGGGCGGTGCAGGTAGGAATGACCTGCGGCATTACATGGGTGGGGTACTCGCTGCGTCCGGGGCTGTTTCAGCTTGAGTCCCTAGACCCGGCATCCGCTTTCCCCCGTCGATCAAACGGCCTCGCTCTTGGTGATGAGCGGGACCATGTAGCCTGCGCACTCGATGTGAGGCTTGGGCTGGTGATAGAAGATGCGCTTGCTCAGCGTGGCCTCGGTGTGAAAGCAGCCCGGGTACTGCGCCTTGATCTCAGCGACCACTGCATCAAGCGCATCGTTTTGCGTCGCCTGGTGCTGGTCGTCGATCAGTGGCCGCACCTGGGCCTTGATGCGTTCACGTTGGAAGTGGTTGAGCATTGCCATCTCAGAGTCCGCCGTTGAGCACGGTCAGGCCGGTCTTGTCCTGAATCTCTATCCACACGGCGTGCACCGCGTCTTCGAGAATCTTGTGTGGACGCACCAGCTCGAACCAGATCGTCAGGCGGCCGCCGTCCTGGATGCGGTAGCGCAGCCGCGCCTGCACGGCGTAGCGTTGGCCACCTTCGAGCACAGGAATGCCGATGGTGAAGATCTCGGGCACCTGCAACTTGCCTTTGGCTGCCGTTCCGCTGACTTCTTCTTCGTAGGTCAGCTCGTTCTGGCCGTTGGCCAGTCGGATGCCGCTGGCGAAGTTGACCTTCTTCTTGGCCTCCAGGCTGCGCGAGATTTCCAGCATGTCGGCCGCCGGTGGGTCGGCCACGTCGGGCAGGTTGTTCTCGATGAACTGCGCAAAGTCCACTTGCGACATCTGCTTGCCGTTCTGTGCGGTCCATGTCTTCCACTCGACCGACGTGGGGCAGGCGTACACGGCGCGATGGTCTTGCCAGCCGGCCGGCGTGTCGGCGTGGTCGTTGAACACCGCCATGAACTGCGGGTTGGTGTAGCTGCCGTACAGCCTGGTCGATGGCGTCTTGTCCGCATTGACCACGGTGATGAAGCTGCCGGTGTCGCGCAGGCTGACGATGCCGCGCTTGCGCGTCGGCGCCAGTTGCAGGTGCTCCAGGTCTTGGACCTGCGCACCGTCGGGCACGATGGCGAAGCGATGGCCTTCGATGGAGCGATGCTCGGTCATACCGATGCCGGCATTGATCGCAGCCTGGGTGTTATTCATCTCTTGCATGTCAGCCTACTTTCTTGAGCTCGCCGGTTTCCATGTCCACGCTGCGCAGGCCTTCAAGCTTGAGCTGGCGCGGGTCTTCGCGGGTCAGGTTGCCTTCGGGCGTGGCAAACATCAGCGTGGTGCCTTTCTCTTCCTTGGGCAGCTTGACCTTGATGTCGTCGATGATCTCGATCTGGCCGCCCTTGCCGGGCTTGAGCGTCAGGCTCAGGGTCAGCGAGCCGGCCTTGCCGGTGTTGGCGCACTTCTCGATCAGCTCGTGCAGGGATTCGCTCAGGTCGTCGTTGAGCGTGCCGAAGCGCAGGGCGTGCAGGGTGTCGGTGAATGGTCGGATTGCCATGTTCATTCCTCAGTGGTGGTGGAAACGGTTTCGACTTTGACGCCGGCACCCATGAGCTCGGCGACGTCGGTGGCGCTGGATGCCTTTACGTCGTACTGCGCATGCGCAACGTGGCGCAGCGCTTGCGACGGGTTGGTGGCCATGACCAGGCGGCTGGTGCCGTCGGCCTTGTTCTTCACGGTGTAGATGCGTTGGGTCACTTTTGCTCCTTTAAATCTTGTTTTCGTCGATGCGGTGATCGCCGCACCAGTCGGACATGTAGACAACGGGGTAACCGCCCATGGTCGGGGCGTGACGCCGGCAGCGTCCGACTTCGGTAGCCTTGACGCTTGCAATCAAACCGGTCGGCTCTTTGCGCGCAAACCAAATGCAGGTTTGGCACCGCATGCCGGCGGAACGGTTGCGCCACGGGTCCGCCGCCTCGGGCTTGAGCTGAGCGCCGTTGTATGCACCTTCAATCTGCACGCGGCGGTCGCGCTGCTCGATGGCTTGCTTTGCTTGGTAGTCGTTCTCGTGCTGCATGTCAGAACTTCCAAGTAGCGGCCTTCACTGCCCACATCTGCGCGCTCTGCGCTTCGGTGATGGCGATGCTGGCCATGCGTGCGATTTCGGCGTTGGGCTGGTTGGTGCGCAGCTCGTGGATTTCGTCGATCACGTCGGCGAACTTTTGCTTGATCGCCTGCACAGTCGGGTCGTTGCTCGGGTTGAAAGTCAGACCTACGGCCTTCTCGCCGTAGGTCATTTCACGTTGGACTTCACTCATGGTTTCTCCTTGGATTTACGCGGGTTGCGGCGTGGCCAGCGCCTGGATGCGGCCTTCAAGCTGCTGCAAGAACTCACGCAGGTCGCGGTCGTACTCTTCCAGCGGCATGTCTTTGGCCTTCGCTTCAACCAGGAACAGTTGAAGGTGAGGCGGCAGTCGGTCATCGAACGAACCGAAGAACAGGGACTCGGAGCCGCTGACGTACAGGTTGTGCAGCACCTGCCCGTGGTAGTCCTCTGGCAAGGTCTTGCCTTCGATGTAGTTAAGGTGCGTCGTGGTCTTGGGGCACTTGAGCTCGACCACGGCGCGAAAGTCGTCGATGTCGCCGTCGAGCGAACTGCCAGCGCGCAGGCTGGTGTGCGCCAGGAAACCGGTCTCGCGAATCTGCACACCCAGGCGCTTGGCCACCGCGCGGCGTGCAATCGGCTCAAGCTCGATGCCACGTTGCATCTCGAAGGTCACGTACACGTCGTCGGCGCTGATGCCGGTCAGGGCTTCAGCCAGGAGCTGGTCCTGGTACTTCTTCCAGCCGGCGGTGCGCTCGCCCTTCTTGGTCTTGTCGAACACGTTGGAGGCCATCGAGCCGGTGACGCGGGCCAGCCTGGCCTCGAACCATTCCGGGCTGCGCTGTTCGGCCTGCACGATAAGGAACGGGCGCGACTGATGTTTGTCAATGTTGGTCGTCATATCAGACACTCGGGGAAAAAGAAGCCAGCCAATAGGCCAGCAGGGCGGCATCCGCACGGCCATCGTCCTTCACACGAGCGAACGATGCGGCGTAGGCCGGGAACAATTGCGCGGCGCGCTGACGGTTGGCGTCTTTGCCTCCAGACACCTTCAGGTCGCGCGTCCACTTGGCCGGCGTCACCATGGTTACGGGGATGCGTAGGCCAGCGAGCACGCCGCGGATGGCGCCGTAGGTCTGGCCGAAGTTGAACATCGACGTGACGCCCTGGCCAGGCATTGCGGACACCTGCTCCAAAGCGACGTGCTCAATCTCGTGGGGGCGCAGCAACTCAGCAAGCATTGGCTCGCTGAGCCTGCGCTTCATGGTCTTGCCGGATTTGACCTCGACCGTTGGCATGTCGAGGATGGTCAGCATTCCCTTGTCCACGTCGAAAACGCAGACAGCGCCAGACAGGCCAGGGTCAATTCCAGCAATTTTCATGCGACTTCGGGTGTGTAGTTGAGCAGCGCGTTTGTCGCGGCACTGCGGATTTCAATCGTCACGCCATGTTGGCTAAGTGCCGACAGCATGTTGCATGCTGCGCCTGGATCGTCGCAGTCGCAGCCGTGCCCATCGAGCACGGACTGAGCCCACATCAAATCCTCTTGCTGTTCTTTTTCTAGCGTCGTCATTTCCTATTCACCTTTCGAGTGTGTACGAAGTTGTTGAAATCAAATGGCATGCGCTTCTTGCGAGCCACCTGTACCGCCTCCAACACGCGAGTGGTGGGGACGGTATCGCGCATGATCCACTTGTCCTGCGCTCCTTTTGTTAGGTGAAGGCCTTGCGTCGCCCACAGTGCGCGCATTGCAGCCGGGCCACCGAAGAACTCGATGAACCTGCGCACATCGACCTTGGTGCTTTTGTCAGTTTTGTCGGATTTAGCCGTTTGCATGGTGCGGGATTCTTGCGGACGGCATACAACTTGTCAACACTTTGTCACCGATTGCTGTTGCGGCAGTGGTCAGAAATACCCTACACTCCGCATTCATGGTGTACAACTTGTACGCCATTAACAGGAGAGTAACGATGCCAAGGTATGTGACGCAACCAAAGCCAGCGCTAAAGAAGGCGCAGGAGCCGGACGTCTTGAACAATCGGCATGTAGTCAAAGCCGAGTTTGCAAAACGTCTGTACAACAAAATCGCTGAACGAGGATGGACGCAGAGCGAATTTGCTCGCCACTGCGACCTGGCGCGCGACGCGATCAGCACCTACGTACGCGGCCGATCCATTCCGT